GCCATAGGGACCGGTGGGGCCGGGCGTCGTGGAAACAGCACCCGTAGGGCCGGTGGGACCAGCGGCCCCAGCACTGCCAGTATTTCCGGTTGGGCCAGTAGGGCCTATTCCAGTGGGGCCAGTGCTGCCAGTTGCCCCAGTTTCTCCAGTAGGGCCGGTAGGGCCGGTAACACTTGGGCCAGCCGGGCCAGTCGGACCAGTCGCAGCTAAGTTGGCAATAGCCTGCGTCGTTGTCCGTTTTGATTCGCCAGCTTGAACGATTTCAACCTGTTCGGTGCCATTAAGAGCAATAGCAGCACCAAGATTGGGAATCTGGATATTACTGGCGTAACGAGGCATCAGAGCGGTCCTGTCTTGGGCACTTCGTCAAAGCCGTAGGGCAGGCTTGGATTGTTGATCACATAGCCCCCGCTGACATACGCGCCAGTGAATGAGGAGTTTTGCAGATCAAATTGGCTTGGGTTGATGACCGTTATCGTCCACTTCCCATTAGCTGCCTCAACCCCCACAACATCGTTGATAATGACCCTTTGGCCCGTGATGAAGCCAGATGTGACACTGACAGTGACACGGATGATGCCAATGCCATTATTATCAACATTGACAATGTCTCGGTATGTCACCGCATTCGGGTCAGTGCCGGGCTTTTGATTAATGCCACCGGGCGCTTCACCAGTCTGCTGCGTGACACGAGTTTGATCAGGCACATCCCCATCAACAGTAGTGACGCGAGTGTCACCCTGCGGGACCGGGATACCAGTTTGAGGGTTTGTGGTGTTGTAACCAGACACTTGGCGACGATCTATCTCGTCCCAAGCATAGGGTTCAACACGAGGATTGATGATCGGCACAGGATCAGCCGGAACAATGATCGCCCTAAGTTGCTCTTGAGGCGTGTCATAGCACGTATCGCAGACCAAAATGCGCTTGTTTATCAGGGACGCGCCAGCCCAATCATACTGCCATTTGAGCTGATAATGGTTGTACCACAGAGCGCAACGGTCACAGATCGCAAACGCCCGTGGGTTACGAGCGTCTGTCCTTGCGCGTCCTGACCGTGATGCGTAGCCCATTCATATCTCCTTACCTAAAATACCCACTAATCATAGGAGAGATATACTGCTGGGCGGTTTCCACGTTCTGATCAGCCGCAATTTGATAGGATTCATCAGCCATGGGCTTGATCATCGCCATAGCGGGCGGGTTCCATATTTGGGCAAGACGCAAAGCCAAACCATAGGCAAACGCCTCAAGCCAAAGATAGGGAATCTCAACAGTTTGGCCGTTCTGAAAAGCCGAATCTTGTATCTGACGCACCCGATAGTACTTCAGAGACTGCGGCCCATTGTCTGTGTTAGGGACAGGCCAAAGCGTTACCGTAGGCCCAGCCGAGCCAGTTGAACGAGACGAGCTAATCAGCCTGTCAAACCAATAAACAGTCGGGTAGCCTTGCTGTTCTTTGTTGGGATAGCTGGCATACTCAGTACGGCTGATTGGCAAGATAATTCGGTCAATGTTGGCCCCGGAATCATCATTTTGGACATAAGCATCCAAAATCATAACCGTGCTTGGGTCTACATTGTACGTAGCCTGATCAGTCACCAATGGTGTTGTGACCAGATCGACGCACCAAAGGTTCACACCTTGGTTGGACCAACGCGCCAGAAGCATGTTGGTAGCCATGCGAGCGGCTTCCATATGCTCCTGAAGCACGGAAGTGTTTCGGATTCCAATCAGGTTGTAGGCGTACAGAGTAAGTTCGCCTAAACCCGGATTGAAAGCATATGTGCCGCTTGTAGCCATTAGACAGGTCCAGCCTGAACGATGGTTGCCGTAACGGTGCCAGTATTGGCAGTGATATTGATCGAAATGGCCTTACATGGAACCGTGAACGAACCACCCGTAGATGCTGTAAGGCCAGAGAAGCCCGTAGCGATGTACCAAGTGGCAGTTGAGGCAGAATAGCCAGTCGCCATAGGGTCATCGAACGAATATTCGATGTTAAACGTGGCCGAGCCGGTCAGCTTGGCTCCAATCCCAATGTTGAAGGGTGCTTGGAAGTCATCGACCGTGCAGACATTGCTGCGGCCCACGCCAGTGACAGTAATGGTATTAAGATTCATGATCAGGGTTTCCTTTTCATGCGAGCCGCAGCGGCATTATCGACCAAATTTGGATAGGGTCGGCCAGCCGCCCTAGCCCTTGCCTTGGCAGACTGCATCTGCTTGCGGTCAAGATGCTTTACTTTAGCATCTTTTGGCGCGTCTTTCTCCCAAAATGGCTTGTCCATGTCAGCAATTCCACGCACGAAGAGACTTATTAATGCGGCTGTCAGGGTCCGCAGCTTTAGCTGAACCCGTCAATTTCCGCTTCATGCCGGTCATCCTAGCGCAAAAACTGTCCTTGCGCGAGCCACCTTCTGGCTGGGGACGCTTAATGTCGTGGCCCTGCGCTCGCAGAGAAGCGCGGCCCTTTTCATTGAGCCCACCAGACGGGTTCTTACCTTCTTTACGTGTCCAAGCAGCGGTCATGCTACCCTCCTGTGAAAACGGGGGCACTAAGGCCCCCGTCAGACAACCACTAATCGGGGAGGAAGATTAGGTCAGGCTGCCAGAAGTGTCACGACCGGGGGCATTCGTGCCCTTGGCCGCAGACGAAAGAGGGTTCATGTTAGAACCAGTGCGGCCACCGGACTTGCGGGGAGCGCGGCCCATGTGAGCCTTACCCTTTTCGCCCTTGACCTTGCCAACAGCCTTGCCGCCGCGCTTGCGCTCTTCGGCCTCGTCGTTGACATTGGACTGATAGGTATAACGCATGTTCTTCTTAGCAGAATCCTGCGCCATTTCGTTGACGCCCTTAGCGGGGCCACCGTCCTTGCGAGCAATACGACCTTTCATGTGTGCCTCCTATGGCCTTAAGCGTTAGCCGCTTGGATATAACGAACAACCAAAGTTCCTGCGCCCGGCGTGGCACCGGGAGCGCCAGACAGGACATAGATAATGTCATCTGTTGTCCCGACATTGAGCCAAAGGGCAGTCTTGGTAGCATCCGTACCGGGGGTAAGCGAAAGCTTACCAACAGCATTGGCATTGGTGGCCGCAACCAGCTCAGTAGCCGTTGCAGAGGTTCCAACGCTGATGGTGTAGGTTGTGGTTGCGCTGGACCAAGCGGTTGTCACAAACAGGTCAATCGAGGTGATCAAGCTGTTGGCGGGGATCACAATGGTCGTAGCAGCGGCAGTAGCCGACTGCGTAACAGCAACAAACTGCGCCATTTCAACGAAGCCGACATTCTTGACCGAGCCAGCAGTGGTGCCGGTCGTATTGAGAACATCGCCAGCCTTGATGGGGCCAGTGAATGTGGTAGTGCTCATATGAGCCTCCTGCACGAGTTGTCACGTAGTCTGTGCAGCGTCCGCTAGGCCGGTCTACGTGACTGTGAATCCTAGATGAAAGGCGGGGCTTTGAACCCCGCCCCTTAGCATTAGGTCGGGAACGAGCCCCATATGGACCGCCAATTGTAATATCCGAAAGAGTATCTTTCGTAACCCTTGACGAGAAGGTTATCGGTCACAAAATCGACCTGCATGTCTGTTTCGAACTTCACTCTCTCCATGTAGGAGAGACCGTCGATGTTGGTCAGCAAGAACCAAGCACGAGCGGAGGTGAGGAAGTCGTTGACCATGTAAGACTCAGGCAGACCGCCCGCAGTCATCATAATCGCGTTCACGTCATTGTCCGCAGTGCCGGGGCGCAGTTCCGTCTTGGTAAGGCGGATAGCGACAGGCTCAAGCTGCGGCGGGACGATCAGCTTACGACCGCGAGCAAACACCTTCAGGCCAGCCTGATCCTTGAACTGCGTCCTGATCGCGATCATCGCATTGAGCAGGGTCGACTCGTTGAGATCAACAGGCGTGGCAGGGAGGTTGGAAACCGTGCCACCATCAATAGGATGGTCGCTGGCGCAGAGGGACTTACCGTCACCACCGACCGACGCATTGTAGGTTGTCGCGGTGTTCAGCACGTTAGCGCCGTAGATTTCCTTCGTCTGCTGGAAGGACTCAATAAGGCCGAGGTTCGACGGAGCGAACTGGGTCTTATAGAGGTTGTCATCAATGGCCTTGCGGGTGATCGCGTAGCCAAGAGCAATTTCAGTGTGCTCCTGATTGTACACGTAACGCTCGCCAGCGCCGTTGTCGAAAGCGGTCTGACCACCTTCAGTCTTGAGCTGTGCAAGACCCAAGAAGCGCATTTCCGCAGTGCGCTCAAGCGCCATTTTGGAATCATGCTTCGTGAAAATCTTGTCGTACTGAGATGGGATCATCTCGTACTTACCTTCAACCCCACGGAGTCCGGGGAGCAGAAGGTCCTTAATGGCAGAAAGATTGACAGCCATAGTCCCGACTCCTTATTAGACGCCCGTGAGCTGCTTGGTGGAGACGTTATTAAAGGCGACGATAGCCTTTTGATAAGCGCCAGATTCCGTGCCGTTAGCGCCCGGAGGCTCGGTCACGAGAGCAACTACCTTGAACGGCATGGAGCTATCTGTTGCCAGAGTGGCAAGATACGCGCCAGAAAGGCCGTTGTTGGCATTGCCAGAACCAATGTTGAAGCCAACACCGCTGTTCACATAGCTCTGAGCAACGCTGACGTTGCCAAACTGAGCCACGAACTTGGCGTTCGGGTCATTGATGATGTACGCCTCAACATTGCCGTTGTTGTCAGCGCCGGGCCAGTAGTTGGACCAGACAGTGCGCTTCTGCGAGACCGAGAGGTACTTGCAGCCAACGAAAATGCCAGCAATCTGGGTGTTGCCAGAAGAGCTAGAGGTCGTGCCACGGACAATGAAGCCGTTAGCATCGGGTTCTACGGGGTCGCCGTTATAAATAGCAGTCGTGCTGCTGGACGAGATCAGAACCGCAACCTGTTCATAGGTCGGAGCGGAGCCCGTACCGCTGTACTGCTGGAAACCGTTATAGGCGGCTGTATTCGCCATGACGGAATCTCCTTTTCAAGGGAAAGCCCGTCGCTCCACACCGGGGGAGCTAAGAGGCCGGGAAAGTTTAAGCTCTCCACGCCGGGGGAGAGAGGCTTTTAAGCAGCCGTGACAAAAAATTACAGGGCAAAATGTCAAATGTAAAGGGGGCAGCCATGACAGCCGCCCCCTAAATGCCAAAAAATGCCAAATATTAGTCGTTTGGCACTTCAATCGGGGAATAACCCTTCTTAATGTTGGGCTTAACACGGGGGTCATTGCGCTCAAATTGCCCGTCAGGGGCCGCATTTAGCTGGGCTTCCTTGGCGCGTATCTGATCGCGGGCAGCCTGACGCTCAATCTGGCGAATTTCGTCAGAAATGACCGAGGGACGCATCATCAATGCCATGCCCTTGCGCTCAATATTGGGGTGGTTGCCACGACCGGGCATTTCTTCCGGGTGGCTAGAGGTGGGGACAGGCTCCCAACCCATACGCGCCAGATGAACCTGATAAGCAGGGTCTTCCTGACCCAGCACAGTCTTGCGCTTCCACTCGTATTCCCAACCCGGAGGAGGCGTCGGAGCATTAAACTCGTCGGTTCCCTCATCCATACCGCCCAAATGACCGCGAATTTCAGCAGCGCGGCGGGCGGCGGCAGCACGGGGGTCATCTTCCCGCATAGCCGGTCGCATGGATGGGCGCTCAATCCCCTGAGACGGAGCGGAATATTCAACCGATTTCTCGATTGAAGCCATTTCGACCTGTTCTTGGGGCTGACGGGGCGGGCGACCGCGACGTTTGGCGGAATTTGTAGCTACATCAGACATTCTAGTTCTCCTTAATTACGATTGCGATCTTGCATCATCAGTTTGTAGTACTCTTGGGGGCTGATCCCGCTGATTTTAGCGGCTTCAACCTGTTCAGGGGTCAACCGAATGACCCCCGGACGAGTTGGGGTGTCAACTGGCTGCCTAGAAACAGGCGCGGCAGGAGGAGATTGGCGATTTTTGGTCACTTTGGCTGCTCCTGCCGTTGCATCATCTCCATCATAGGATTCTTTTTTGGAACCAATGCCAAGCCTACCCTCAACGAACCTGAAATACTGATCAGATTCAGGCACATAACCATAGTCTATGGCGTCCTCGTGAGCACGTGCCATGATGCGGATGCTACGAGCATCTGGCAAATAGTCCCGATTTTGCTTCAACCATTCTGCTGACCGAGGCGTAACCCTGCCAATAATGTCATCGACGGTCATTTCCTGCGGGGTGGCTTGCTGCACTTGAGGCGGCGGCGGGGCATTGCGTAGGTCATTATAGCCACGCTCAAGCTCCATCATTTTG